ATTCTTTTCCATCTGCATCATACGCACGTTCTCTAATATTAACTTTATTAACATAGCTACTATCACTAAGTCGCGCACTATCCATTTCAAGACCAGTGATATATACAGCCATCCTCGGAGCACTTGGAATTTTATTTTCTGAGTTGTCTCTTAAAATATGTCCTACTTGGCGTGTAATATCTCCATACATAACAGGAACTTGTGTTAATTGTCCTGCTCCGTCTTGATAAGAAAAGTTACTCATAAGTCTTACTATTTGAGTAATGTATCTTCGTATTTGGCCATCGTAAAAATGTTGCATTAGTTATCTGCCTTAGGTCTAAGTGCTGTTGATAAGCTCTGTCTTTCTTGTACAGTGTCACCGCCAATTGTACTTGTAGATGTATTATTAACAAACGTACCTTTTTGGGTCGCTTTTGTATCAGTATTAGTTAACGTCATGCGTACTTTATCTTCTTGCTTGACCCAACGTTGACCGTCATTTCTAAATAATCTATTAGGCATAAAATCTGTCCTTAAGAAAAAGTCGCCTTCCATACTACCTCCAGGAAATGTTATGCCATGACCAAATGCTTCGCCGTTGCCAGGTATTCCGTCACCTAATAAGTATCCCTGATATCCTTCTCTACTAGGCGTTTGCATTACTCTATCTGCTAATTCGTTGGCAGTACTAGCATCAAGGCTGTTAGTGTCTACAGTAACTAGATCAACTTCGCCGTTTTCGTCAGTTGCAAGACTAAAGAAATGACTTGTGTCATAACCTGATTTTGCTGCATCAGCTTCTGCTTGAGCAACTACAGCATTATTAATTTGCATTTCATGCTCGTATGTACTGAGTAAGTCTCGTAATGTGTTGCCACCTGGTACATCTTCTTCAGCTGGCAAATCTAATATTTCTTTGTATTCTTGACTATCCATTATCTGTTTAAGTTTTACTCTATATAGATGCGGATACCAAGTAGGCGAAAATCCTTCTGCGGCTCTATTTACGTCTTCAACAACGTAAAAGCGTTTTAGTGCAACACTATAATCGTTAAGTGCATACTCGTCTTTTAAGTGGGGAAGTTCAATTACGTCACCGCTTATAATTTTTCTACCTAATGTTTTTACACTAGAAGAGATGTGTATAGTCATAAACACTGTATCGTTAGATAAGAATAAACCAAATTGGCTCATATTAAAATCTATGTCTTGGACATTATATATACCTCGCATACTGTAAATGTCGGGATCATATTTTCGATCCCTGTTTTCCATAAACAACATATCTTGTATATTAGTTTCCTTAACCGCATCGTAACGGGGCTGGTCAGCAGTCGCGTCTGCTTCATCAGGATTTTTTGGTCCTAGATACTTGTGAACAAAGACATCGGTTCCACCCATGGTGAACATTTCATAGATGCGATTGTCTATGAATTTAAAGTCTTTGCCCTTTTCTGGTTTATATAAACTAAGTCTCGGCATACACATATTTATCGTTAGTTGACTAATACGATAAATACTAATGGAGAACAATTAACATGGCAACATTACAAACTAAAAAACAAGAGATATTTGACTATGTGTACGCTATGTTAGGTGGCGGTATGGTTGATGTTGAATTAGATCCTGTACATTACGAGACAGCTTTAACTAAGGCATTGACTAGATTTAGACAACGCTCGGATAATTCAGTTGAAGAAAGTTATTTCTTCATGCCAACAGTAATTGACCAGAATACTTATACATTGCCTAATGAGGTAGTTGAAGTACGTCAAATTTTCCGTAGAAGTATTGGATCACGCTCCGGTGGCGGCGATGGCGGAACATTATTTGAACCGTTCAACATGGCATACACAAACACGTATCTTCTTTCCAGTTCAAACATGGGAGGCCTAGCAACATATGATTTCTTTAGTCAGTACCAAGAGTTAGTAGGCAGAATGTTTGGCTCGTATATTGAATTTAAATGGAATTCAACAACTAAAAAACTTACAGTACTACAGCGCACACGAGCAGAAGAAACACTAATGTTACTTTGTTATAATTATCGCCCAGATGAACAAATCATGGACGATTATCTTGCAAAACAGTGGATTAAAGATTATACTGTAGCAACTTGTAAGTATATGCTAGGCGAAGCACGTAGTAAATTTGCTACTATTGCAGGTCCACAAGGTGGCGGCCAGTTAAACGGCGATGCGCTAAAGAACGAAGCACAACAAGAAATGGAAAAGCTAGAGCAAGAAGTAGCATCAGCAGTTGCAGGCGGAGCAGGATATACTTTCGTAATCGGTTAAAAAAGTCTTGACTTTCTTTACATTATATTGTATAATAAACAATATTCTTTAAAGGAAAACATAATGATTATTGGTATTTGTGGCCTAATCGGTAGTGGTAAAGACACTGTAGCAGACATTCTAGTACAAGAAAACAACTTTAAAAAACTTTCATTTGCAGATAAGTTAAAAGACGGTGTGTCGGCTGTGTTTGGTTGGGACAGAGTTATGCTAGAAGGAAATACAGAAAAAAGTAGAGCCTGGCGTGAACAAGAAGACACTTTTTGGTCAAACGAAACAGGCCGTACTATTACTCCAAGATTAGTGCTACAAGAGTTTGGTACCGATTGTATGCGAAATGGATTCTACGACGGCATATGGGTAAGTCTTGTTAAGCAAGAAATTCAACAAAATCCAAATAAAAATTATGTTATTCCTGATGTACGTTTTGAAAACGAAGCTAAGATGCTTAAAAGTATCGGTGGAGACGTTTGGCGCATACGTAGAGGACCTGATCCTGTTTGGTTTAGAATGTATGTTGATTTACAAGTAGAACCAACTGATGTACATAAATCAGAATGGGCGTGGGCTAACATTGCTTTTGACAACGTATTAGATAATAGCGGATCGTTGTTAGAACTTAGAAGTCGGGTAAAAGGTCACCTTGCTTCCATTTAAATCCTTCTTTTTGCAACACTCGTTGACAGTTTGCACAAATAGTTTTTAAATTGTTTGGCCTACAATTTTGTAGGCTTCCATCTATATGATACACATTAAACTGTTCAGTGTGCTTTGATGCATACCCGCACTTCTCGCAATAATCCTTTTTATCATATCCTCTTTGTTGCCACAGCGGAATACCGTAGTTTACCCCGTTGCGCAAACACCGTTCGCACACACTTCTATAAAAGGTTTTACCTTCTTTTTTATAATTTATAGCACACGGATGTTGCCTGCACTTGCATAAAGGTCTCATATTGTATTTACCTCACCTTTATGGTACCTTTTGACCGGTGAATTACAGTGGGGTTTTAAAAATATATGATAAATAATAATAACAACGTAATGTCCACATAGGAGAATAACATGGCACTAGTATCCCCAGGCGTACAGGTCAGCGTAGTAGACGAAAGTTTTTACACACCCGCTGAACCAGGTACAACCCCAATGATTTTTGTCGCATCTGCGGCAAATAAAACTAATGCTGCTGGAACAGGTACAGCACCTGGTACATTGGCAGCTAATGCAGGAACACCGTACTTGCTAACTTCACAAAGAGATTTAGCAGACACATTCGGTGACCCAATATTCAAAACAGATACAAATAACAATCCAATACACGGCGGCGAACTTAACGAATACGGCTTACAAGCTGCATATTCATACTTAGGTGTTGCTAACAGAGCATGGGTTGTACGAGCAGATGTTGATCTAGCAGAATTAGAACCCAGTGCAACAGCACCTGCAGCAAATCCAACTGAAGGAACATATTGGCTAGATACTGCAAATACATTGTGGGGAGTTCAACAGTGGAATTCAGCAAGTGTAATTAATTCAGGGCAAGTATTTAAAAATTCAAAGCCAGTAGTAATTACAGACGCTTCGGATTTAACAAATACTGGATCACTAAGCACTAATGGATATTCAGGGGAAATTCCAGTAAGTAGCATAGGTAAAATTGGCCAGTATGCTGTAGTAGCAACAACAACATTAATTAGAATTTTTTATAGAAACAGAGCAGGTACTTGGGTACTTGTTGGCAGCGATGCGTGGACAAAGAGCTGGCCAACAATTACTGGTACTGCTTCTAATCCGTCGTTTGCTGGAACAACAGCTATTACAATTAACGGTACAAGCGTAACAGTTAACAGTTCAGACACAGTAACAGATGTTGCAGCTACTATTAACGGTTTAAGTATTTCAGGTATTACAGCAGCGGCAGTAGATCTTAAATTAGAAATTTACAGTGATGGCACAAGTAGTGGCGCAGATGATAGTTCATTAGGCGGCCCAATCTTAATCGGCGGCAGTGCAGATAGACTCGGTGAGTTAGGCATAGCTGTTGGCACTTACTATCCGCCAGCACTACAAATTGGCAAGCACACAAGTATTCCTGAATGGAAAACTGGAGACACGTATACACGCCCAACTGGTTCAGTTTGGCTTAAAACTACAACTCCAAACTTAGGTGCAAGTCTCATTGTTAAAAAATGGAACAACGGTACACAGCTTTGGGAGACAATAAGTGCTCCATTAGCTAGTGATAACCAAACTGCATTATACGAATTAGATGTAACAGGAGGCGGTGCAAACCTACTTACTGGAGCAATTTATGCCGAAACTAACGTTGCTGGTGATACACAACCACTCGCTACTATTAAACTACAAAAGCGTAGAGGCATAGCACCAACAAGTATTACAGGTAGTAAAATTATTGCAGGATCAATTGGTTCGGGCAGTAAAGGCTTTACACTTAGTTCTAGTGATAACGGCAGTGCTGCATTTAGTACTCCAGTAACAGTTACAGTAACATATACTAGCGCAGCAGCTGATGCATCATTGATGGCAGGAGCAATTAACGATGCAAACGTAGAAAATGTAACAGCAACAGTTAATGCAGCTAATAAAGTTATTATAAGCCATGCATTGGGTGGAGAAATACGTTTTGTAGATACAGGCGGAGCACTTACTGGTGCTGGATTTACACCATACGTAAGTCCAACTGTAGGAACACCAAACTTGCTTTATGTTCCAGGTACAACATCGTCTACTAATCCAAAACAACTCCAAGCATCGCTTTGGTCACCTGTTAACGATTTAGGAAACGGTTTTTATACTGCAAAAGAAACAGCAGTAAAAGCTACAACAGCAAACAATACACTATGGTACAATAGTATTGTTGACGAAGTTGACTTACTGGTACATAATGGTAGTCAGTGGGTTGGACTATTGTATGATGGAACAACAGGCGAAAGTGCTGTAGCAAGTCCATTTTACGATGCAGACAGTTCAGCAACACCAGAT